GGCAAACATCTGAAAACATACTTTGGCGATCCGATTTGTCCAGACGTGGTAAACACTGTTTATCATGAATGGGTGAATTCGGGCCGTAGTATTGATTCAGTGAGCTCTAATAAGGCTCTGTCTGACTTCGTCAATAAAGTGCGCGATGGGAAGTCTGCTTCCGCAGCAGTCACTCTCGCCGAGTGGAGACAATCAGAAAAAATGATTGTCGCGCGGGCTGGACAGCTTGTCCAGGGTCTTCGTGCCGTAAGGCGTGGGGATCTTGGTAAGTTAAATAAGCTTTTTGGAGCCCCAAAAGGGTTCCGTCCGAAGGCTAAGTCCGGTGCTAACCTGTGGCTCGAGTACCACTTTGGGTGGTCCCCACTTGTCAACGACATCCACAGCGCCGTGAAGGTGCTTTCTGCAGTCCCTCCGTCTTTTAAGATAAGGGGCCGCGGGAGGAGTCGTGAGCCATTTTCGATTAAGACAGGTAATGCTTCTACCTACATCCAGGCGGACGGACTTTATGTCTGTGCAACTGAGTGTGGGGGCGAAGTGTTCGTGTCGAACCCGAATCTGGCGTTAGCGAATCAGATGGGTCTTATCAACCCTCTGACGGTGGCGTGGGAGCTGGTACCCTTCAGCTTCTTGGTCGACTGGTTCCTACCAGTAGGGGATTTCTTGAATAGTTTCACCGATTTGCTCGGGTATACCGTTCATTATCCTTATACGACGACAAAACGCACGGCAAATGGTCGATACCGGTATGCAGACGGTCGTTATATTACGGACGTCGACATCTCGGCAGTAAACCTAAGCAGAGTGTTGAGTCTTCCGACTTACAAACTGCGAACAACGCCGTTTCAGGGCCTTTCGCTGTCTCGAGGAGCCACGGCAATTAGCCTGGTAATTCAGCAGTTCCTTTCAATTGGAAAGCGCTAACGCGCTAAGTTTCGGGGTATTTCCCCCAGAAAGTGACATTCATGCCAAACATGGCTAACATCACCGTGAAGAAAGCTGACGGGACGACTGATATCGTCTTTTCGGCCCTCACTCCCTCGTCGGGGGACAAAGTCTCTGCGCAGTGGCGGTCGGAAACGGCCGGTGCTGCAGCAAGTCTGCGTCCTACCTTCGGAATGCTTTCACAATGGAACGGTCCTCGGACCGCCCGCCGTGTGCAAATCGAAGGTCAGTATCCGTACACTGTGACGGATTCCACCACGAGTGTGACCTCTGTCAAGGCGCGCATCCCGTTCCAGGCGACGTTCACCGTGCCCGTGGAAATCACGGACACGATCGTCGCCGAGGCGGTTGCGCAACTTTCGAATCTGCTGAAGAGCACTCTCGTGCAGGACAGCATCAAGGCCGGCTACGCGCCGACTTGATAAAGTGATCGAAAGGTAACTTGATATGTCAGCTCTTCCCCAGCAACTGGAGAGAGTTGTCCTCGCGCTTTGCGAAGACACGGACACTCCGCGGGCCTTATCAGTAGCAATACTGGTTCGGAACCGGGAGTATGGGCAGCTCATCGATTTGACGACTGACCCGAGGCATTATAGCAGCCCTGAGGCCTACTATCTGGACGCTTGTGTTTCTGAGCTTCTTCGGAAGTACTCTGGATTCAAGATTCCGGGTGTGGACAAGGCTGCCGTAGCTCTTAAGAATTTTTATTCTTCGGAGCAGGCTTGCGCGCTCACAAATGCTAGGCTTTCCCGATTTCTCTGTAACGGTCCTTTCGAGGACCCAAGAGATCTCCGTCTGTTCGAAAGTATCGAACGGATGAAAAATTGGATTGCCGAAACATTGGGGGGTCTTCCGTCATGGGAGACTCTTGCAGCGCGCTTTGGCCCTGGTGCCACGTTCCGCGACGTCGGTAAGTACATCACGGTACCCGACAAAATAACCGCTCGTCCGACAATGACTTCTCAGTGTGCACTTATGCTCCCGCTTTGGGAGCGCACATGGTGGGCTAAGGCCCTCCTGGAGTCAAGCCCGAGTCAATCCCATCCTGAATACGTCCACGGCAATCGTTTCACAACGGTGCCTAAAGACGCTAAGAAGGATAGGGGAATAGCGATCGAGCCTAGTTTGAACGTCTATTTCCAACTCGGAGTGGGAGAAGCTATCAAGCTTCGACTGCTCCGTGCTGGTTTAGATCTTAGAGCTGGGCAAGATGTCCACAGGCGGGTTGCCTGTGAAGCCTCTTTGCGGGGCCATTATTCCACAATTGACTTAAGCAATGCAAGCGATACGGTATCCAAGGTACTTGTTAGATTACTCCTTCCAAAGGGGTGGTTTGACTTACTTGATACCCTCCGTTCACCTAAAACTTTAGTGGACGGAAAGTGGATTCATCTCAATAAGTTTTCCAGCATGGGAAATGGCTACACTTTCGAGCTCGAAACACTGATTTTTTCAGCTATCGTGCAAGAAGCGTGTTTCCTATCCGGCATCTCAGCCCCCTTGGGGGTGAAGAGCTGGGTATACGGAGATGATATAATCTTGCCTTCACAGGCAAGTGCCACTATGCTTACTCTCCTGAGATTCTTCGGCTTTACGCCGAATGAGGGGAAGACGTTTACGTCTGGCCCCTTCAGGGAGAGCTGCGGAGGTGATTACTTTAACGGGAAGGCCGTGAGGCCTCACTATTTAAAGGATGAACCAAATGAACCCGCAGAATGGATCGCACTGGCTAACGGGATTCGCCGACTGGGTCGCAAAGACCCTGGCGGTGGCTTCCATTGGAGCATTGTTCAGCGTGCTTGGTTGCGCGCTTTGGATGCTATACCTGTGCATATCCGTAGGCTACGAGGCCCTGAAGATCTAGGGGACCTCGTTATACACGACGATCGAGAGCGCTGGTTTAAACGCCGTACTCGAGATTGCCGCACGTTTGTCAAAACGTGGATGCCCTTCACAAAGGCATTGCCCCTCCACCATTGGAGTGGGCCAGTCGTGTTCGCTTGCGCACTTTACGG